TCCTTAACTCTCAGGATCTGCGTTGCCGCCGTGGCCCCGGCATTGCCGTGGAATAGCGTCGCCTCATATCCCTGCCGTTTCTTCGCCATTGCCGAGCCTCAAATGAAAACGGGAGTCGCGATCACTCGCGAGCTCCCGAAAAAGGCTCGGTGTTTTCGGCACCTCGAAGGGCTTGCAAACCCTGCTTGGCCGTGAGTCGCGAATGACCGCGACTCCCTGGTTTTTTGGTCTAGCTGCTAGTCTCCGATGGACCCTTCAAATAGTTCGTCAAGCATCGGAATGCCTCGCATTAAGGCAGGTTCCATAAATGGTCGCTCTGGGTAGTCGATGCCCCGCAGGATTTCCCCGATTTCATTGGCAGCACCAATCTCGCCGATAATGTTGAACCGCGGCCCGATCACGACGTCGTCTTCACCCACGTCGAAATCAATCGACTCAGGCAGGTTCCGTCCTGGTCTGCCGCGCGTGTGCGGGGGCGTGCCAACTGGAGATGGTCCGTCTGCTGTGTGGATGCTGTCGCGAATGTCCTCAGTGAACATCATTCCCGCGGCTGACAGGATGCGTGGAATCGCCTCCGCCGTCGCCACTTGGACGCGGTCAATGTCGTCTTCGACTTTGATTTCCCAGCTAAACATCAAACACCAGTCGCACTTGTCCCATGTAAATCTGTGTCCGGTCTTTGTCGAATCCGTAGCCGCTCAAAATGCGTCCTGACAGCCACGCAGCGTCTTCGTATTCGGCGAGCCGTCCAGTCCTGTCTGGTTGTTCTGGTTGAAAGTGAATCCCGATTTCCTCGGTCAGATTGTCCAGTTCGTCGATTGGTTCTAACTCGACCTCGCCAGTCGCCTGATCCGCTTCTTGTGGTCCCAGCTTCTTACGTATGACGATGTCGATTGTGACTTCGTGCCCCGCACTGCCGCGGTCTGCCAGTCCCAGAGTTGTGCCAACCGGAAACACCTCCACCCGCAAGCAGTCCAGATTTGTGAGCTGCAGTTGCGCCTTACCATGTACCCTTTCCGCCACGAACTTGATTGAAAACTCAGTCGCGTTCAGTTCCGCGACAACCGCGTCCGCCACGTCGCTCTTGATCGACATTCATCAGACCTGTTTCGTGTGCACCACGAGCAAGAGCTTGGAACTGTCCATCCATTCAAAGCACGGGGTCTCATCATTAGGCGGCATTACCTGCCAAGTCACTTCGTCCCCATTGGGAAGCGTCTCAACAATCTGGTCGGTCTTGTGCGGCTCAATGATCTCCCCGTTATGGACTAACTCGCTCGCCGTCAGCGTCCAGTCGTATACCCGCACGGCCAGTGGCAACCCCTCGTTGAACACAGGCTCCCGGTGCATGTGGGGCGTAATGGTGAGCGGCAGTTCAAACACATCTCCCCGCCTGTAAGTCACCGTCCTGCCGCCAGCATCCTGCAGCTTTTCTCCAAGCCAGACCGCCGCTCGCTGAAGCAAGTTCGGCATGGCTTACGTAACCCACATGCCGTACCGTAAAATAGTACGAGCCGGCGCAGCGCTGAAACGCCACGTCGGCTCTGACCCTGCAAACCTATTTGGGAGGTTCACATGGCTACCATCGATCCTAGCAAGTCCACTGCCCCGCCGACATTCACTAAACTCCGCCGCAATCTCGCTGGCGAAACATTCGGTCGATTGACAGTTATTGCGTTCGCTGGCCGCGATGACCGCAACAACATCATTTGGTCCTGTCAATGTTCTTGCGGTTCCACAACACTTGTCAGTTCCGCCAATCTCAACCGCGGCCTCAGTAGCTGCGGATGCTTTCAGCGAGACCAGACTTCCTCCGCCAATACGACTCACGGACGCGCGAGGTCCGACGAATACGAGTCCTGGAAACAAATGATTCAGCGATGCACAAGCCCGAATAACCACGCCTACGACCGGTATGGTGGACGAGGAATTAAGGTCTGCGATCGCTGGCTGAATTCCTTTGAAAGCTTTTTGGCGGATATGGGAGACAAACCGAGTTCGGAGTGTTCTCTGGATCGCATCGACAATAACGGGAATTACGAACCGTCCAACTGTCGCTGGGCTACCGCCACGGAACAAATGCGTAACCGAAGCAACTCCATACATCTCACCATGAACGGAGAGACATTGCCCGCTGCGGAGTGGGCAGAGAAACTCGGTATTCCGCTTTCCAGAATTCATGCGCGAATCAAGCACGGTTTTTCTGTTGAACAGACTCTCGATCCAATCAACCTCAAAACTCAAACAAAAGGATGATGGAGCGCATCCGCGTTGGAGTTTGCGCCACCTCCGCCAGTACCATCTGTAATAAATCCGAAGCGCGCGTTGTTCGTTGACGTAGTTGTGAACTTCTTGGCCGAGTTGTCCCACCACACCTCAGCCCCTTCAGCCGCGTTGTCGAGGTTGATACCACGCCACACGCCGCCGATGGCGAGTGCACCCTTGACGTTATTAGCGATGTCGACGGAAGCGACTCCGCACGTCAGGTCGATGGTGTTGCCTAACAATACCACGGTGCCCGCATTCACAGCACCGCCGGTTGGTGTGTAGTCGACGTGAGTCGGGTAACCGTGACGAAATGTAACTTCAGCCATCTCTATACCTCCGAAAGGATTTGTGCAGGCGGTCGAACCACCGCGAGCGTTGCGTGTCGAGAAATGATTTCTGCTCCACTGTCCACGAACTCATTCACGGCTTCAGTGACTCCCGGATCCCACTGCCCGTCACCTTCGCCAGGGAACATGCGATAGTCGTGGAAGGCGATTAGTCCATTGGGCGAGAGAATCCGCATAGCGAATTCAATGTCTTGACGCACTGATTCCAGGTCGTGCGAGCCGTCTATAAACACGATGTCAGGCGAAGAGACTTGCCCCCCTTCGCTGATTGGGTGGACGCGATCCGACACGCCATACCGCTCGCAATTGTCCAGAAACTCCCTGAACGTCTCGCGTGGTTGTGGCGTTCCACGTCCATCCCAGGTGTCGATGCACTCGACCATGCGTGCGGTCTGGGCCAAGCAGATAGTTGACTTGCCGCAGTAGCTGCCGATTTCCAGCACTCGCTTGCCGCGTGCGAGTTCCGACAGTGCCTTTCCTTCCTCACGCCGCAGCCAACCAGTGACCTCGTGTGGAAATGCACCAGGCACAGGACTTTTGTCGGTGTACTCTTTGTCGTGCGGATATCCCCACGGTGATGTATTGAAAAACTCCGCTTCGCCTCGATGCTTCACCTGGATTTTTCGGGTGGCACCAATCTTGAGCCCCAGTTCGTGACACAGTCTGGAGAAGAACCAATCCTCAGGCTCGGTCTGTTCGTGATAGCGGTTCAGCTTGGGGTCGAAGACAATGCGGTTGTTGATTTCAAAGTGAACTTTGGTCGCCCACTTCATATCGAACCTGCACACCCACAACCCGGTGTTGAGTAAGATCGGCTTGCCGACGTCCTCGCTGGTGAACGTCTCGGGCAACTCATAGACGTCGTGCATGGACAGGCGGCAGAAAGGCCGCCAGTTGTTTGCGTCCGTGCGATTGAGCCAAACGGAAAACGCTTCTAGCAGTCGTGAGCGATGATCGGCTGTGAGAGTAGATCCCTTAATCCCGCACGATGTCAGCCACTCGCTGAACTTCCCCGCTCGGTTCTCAATCGGCCCGTTGTGTAATGCGATGCTCGACAGTCCGCGACCGTCCTTGAGCGGCACCACAACACCCAGGATGTCGAGGTCATGCCGCTCCAGTTCTTCAATGGCCGTGTCGAGCCAGTATTCCCCCGCCCCGATGTCGTCATGCTGCATCGCGAAACGAGCGATGTTCTCGCCCGCGTTGGCACGATTGAGCGCGTTGCACCACAGGTTGTTGAAGTTCGTGGCGAGGAGCGAACCTTGCCGATAGTCGTTAATGACATTCGACATATCCCGGCAGGCACGCCAGAACGAACAGCCCGCGTCGGCTGTTTGCCTGCCATAGCCTGGCATTCCGAGATAGATTCGCCCTTGCGTCATTGGTTCGATTTCCGAACTGGTCCGTGTGGGTTGTCGCCGATGTTGCCTGGCGTCGCGGGAGCGGTGGGAACTGGCTCAGCCTTCTTCGTAAGTGCCTCATTCTTGGCTGGCTCAGCGAGTCCCTTGGCAATCAATGCCTGTCCCGTCGCGTCATCCACATCCGCGATTTCGTCGAGCTTGAGTTGCTGTGGCCACTCGCGACCGAGATTCCTTAGCATTTTGATTCGCATATCTCTTCTCCTTTTCGATTACGATTACGACGCACCGCCGTCAGCACGGACACCAGCACGCGGTTCTTGAACTCGAACGCCCACGTCGCTATAACCGCGCATCTGCACGCCCAACACGTTGAAGTCCGCGTCAGCAGTTTCGACGACAGGCTCAACCCGTCCGTTGAGTGCCACGATTTCAATCAGCGGCAAGTCACCGGGAGATGCGAGCATGTACCACGCGGCAGCATCGAAACCGGTGTAGGCCGAGTTACTGAGGTAGGGCGACGTGACGACCTTAAACCGTCCCTGCCAGATATTCGCACTGCCCTGGACAGCGGTGCCTGTGCCGTCGATCAGGAATTGCGAATTCATCAGCGTCAACGCCGCCGTCTTGAGAGCGGTCGGAACAACGAGGATTTTTGGCTCGATACCGAGTGGCAGTCCGTCGGGGTCCGTCTGAGCGAGGAAGATGGCTTCTGTCGCAGCCAGTCCGCCCACCGTCATGTTGGCCACACCAGTGTTGACGTTGGCATTACCAGCGCTGAAGAAGTTGGCGGTCGTCGGGTTCAGAAACTCACGCCAGAAAATATCGTTCAGCTTATTGGCCGCACCACGCCCCAGTTTTTGCGGAATCGACGTCAATGCACCGATGTCGTCGTTGATGATGTGCTGGCGGGTAATGGCAAGCATCCGAGCGTAAGTGTCCGCCTTATTTCCGTAGACTTCCTCGCCAAGTGTCCCGTGCTTGATTTCGCCAGCAGCCCCAACCTTTTCGTAGATCAAATCGCCAGTCAGTGAGATGGTGGTGATTTCTTTGAAGTCCCGCACGCTGCGAACGAAAGCGATCTCCAGCGGTGTCATGTCGATGGCATTCCAGCCATCCATCAAATACTTGTTGGCCGTGTTCGACAGGATGTTACTGATACTGATCGTGCTCCATCCCTGGGCCTGGATTTGACGCTGACCGCCTGCCATCCCAAACGCGGCGTTGTGTACGTCGAGCGTCACATCCCCGGAATAGCCGCCGCGATGCCCGTTGAACTCGGCACACAAAAGAAAGAGCTGCTTGAGTCCAATGCCATTTGGGAATTTGTCGTGCGCCATCTGCAGCGTTTGGTCATCGAACATCTTCTCGTGATTAGCCAAGCGGCCAGCCTTGCAAATCGCGGCTTCCATGACCTTCGCCAACACCTTGGGATTGGTGTCCCGGTCGCGACCGCGAATGGGTGCATGAGCGACAGGCAGCGAGGATTCGTACAGTTCAATGCGGAAATCCTGCACGGTCATCTCTGCCTTAATGGCGTGGTCGTGCATCTTCTCAACGGCTACGATTTCGTCTTCGTCGGAATTGCGTAGCTCCAGGTAGCGGTCGGCAATTTCGCGAACCTCGCGTCGTCGCTTGGCTTCGAGCTTGCGCGATTCAAACGGGTCGCTCGACGCCTTCACCTTCGCTGGCTTTTGCTGGCGTCCTTCGAAGTCCGCTTCCAGGTTCGCCACGGCCTCCGCAGAGAGTGTGTCTAGGTCCAAGTCCGGCAACATTCGCTCGACCCACGCTTTGCATTCGGCCTTCATGGTTTTCCCCTTGGAAGAAGCGGCAGCTGCCGCAATAGTGACTTCGGTGTTGTCGTCCGCACCATGCGAGACGAACGCGAACCCCTTGAGCGTGCTTTTCCTGACGAGGTACAGCGGTCCAGTGAATTCCTGCCCGTTGACGGTGACGGCTTTCCCAGCAGGGATTTCATCCACCTTTTCAGGCACAGCCTCCACGGACGCCTGCCACACGAATCCGTTCTTGGCACTGTTCACGACTTCATCGCGATACGGCGTTGAGGCGGATGCGACCCCGCCGAGCGTGAGCTTCCCGTCCGTCTTGGATCGCTGTGTGACGTGCCCTACCCGCTGGCTGGAAACGTGGTCTAGATTGGCGACGAGCGATTTTCCAAACGACATGCCGGTCAGGTTGATGACAACTGGATCGCCATAGCCTCGAATGCTCATCATCCCGCCCGTGTAGGCGACGACTTCAAACGTCGGCTGTGTGCCGCCTTCACCTTCGGCGGCTTTAATCTCAATCGGCGTTGTCCATCCGATGATTGGCTTAGCCATGTCCATTCGCCTTTACTGGGAGTCCGTTGCGACGCACTAAAGTTTTCAGCGCTGCAGAGACAGCGTTATCAATGGCGTCTGGAGTAGCTGGCTGCTGCGACTGCTGTGCTGGCGGCAGCGTGATATCGAGTAGCCTCTTTTTGATTTCGTCTTCGCTTACGCCAAGAGCCTGCGAGAGCTTGGTAATCTCGTCGGCAAGGTCCCAACCGGCGTCGCTGTAAACCTGATGCAGGAACTTTTGACCGCTGGTGAGTGCCGTTTCGGTGGCGTTGGCTTCGGATTCGACATCCGCGACGCGATGCTTCGGCCAGTCCCAGATATGGACGCGAGCAGCGGCCCCTACGGCCTCTGGTTCGCCGCCGAGCCAACCGAACCGCCGCACCGCCATGTCGAACCAGACGTCGAACAATGGGTCCAGAACGAGGTCGTTGCAATCCTCGCGCTCGACATCGAGAGCCGCGTAATAGGTTTGATGGTCTAGGCGGCCCGAGGCGTAGTTGTAGGACGATGAGTCGCAGGCGGCCTTGTTGTACGGCATCGACTTGGGACGAGCCTGTTCGTTCACAAGCGACTTGCTAAACTCAGCATGCGTCGCCGTAGGGAACTTGCCGTCGGGTTGAAACGGGTCCCAGCCAGCGGGAAGGAATCCGATTTGCCGCTTGGCGATGTCCATCGTAAAGAACGGTTCCATCACCGCGGCTTCGTCCGGTGTGGCCTGCGTCTTCATCAGGAACGTGTAGTCGGCAGCGGTCTCAGCACATGCCAGCACGGCTTCACGCCAGCGACGTGCGGCGGCGCCAGTGTTGAGCGTGCTGGACATCTCGGGCACTGCACGGTGCTGACCGGGTCGGCGAAGCTTGAACCAGTGCAGCATGTCGGCAGCGGGAATACGTTCAGGCACGAAGTCGAGTCGCATCCCGTTGCTGGTGCCAGGATGCTCCCTGATCACGTCGTACCAGAGCGGATTACCGAACTTGTCAAACTTGATGCCGTCGATGTAGCCATCTTCTGCAAACGGCAGATAAGGCGTCTGAACCTGCTCCGCTTCGTAGAGGCAGACTTCGAGCGGAATGGGATGACGAATCTTTGAGTTCTTTCGCAATACGCCAAACGTCTCGCCGTCCACGTGCTTCGCGTGAGCCATACACCAGAGCTTGCGGCGAAACATCGTCGCCTTGCTCCACAGGAACCAACTGAACTCGACGGTGCGGTTGAAACCTTCGCTGCCTGTTTGCATCCGCAGTGTGGGGCCGATACCGACTAAGTCGGTGGCACTGGTCTGAGCGATTCCGTCGCTGTAGCCGTTGTTGCCGATCTCGTACCGCGAGCGTGAAATCAGCGTGTGACGGACAGCCTTGTCGTGTGCAGAGTCAGCGTCGTATCGGTCGGCGTTGACCCAATAGTTTTTGAACTCGTTGCCGTTGCGTGCAGCATCGTAGGTGGCTCGCAGGTTAGCGTATCGCTGCTGCCAGTCGGAAATCGTGGGCGTATTCCACCCGTTGGATTTTGGCTTATTGCCTTTGAGCCATCCCAGTGCTTTGCGGAAGCTGTCGAACATCAGCCCGTGCCCCCAGGTACGAACTGCTTGACACGCATTCCACCTTGAGCACCAGGAGCATCAATAGCGACGTCCGCCTGCATCATCTCCAGCAGCTTGCGGAGTTGGTCGAGCGAGTAGGTTTGAACGGCTTGACCAGCAATGCTGACGCTCGCGAACCCTGTGGTTGCGGCAGTGATGAGAGCCAGCTTAACGGCGTCTCGGTCAGCAGTGGTGAAGAGTGCCATTCGCCATCCGTATGCGAGTCGGCGAGCGCAATAAAAAAGGCCACGCGAGGATGCGGCCCCGCATGGCCTTGTATTGCGCTGGTCTATTGCCGGGTAATTAGTCCGACAACTCGCCGAATCTGGTTTATTTCATTCCATCATGCTGTTGCACGATACCGCGTCAATTGCTCCGTTCCGTAACTGGAATCTTTGTCTGTTTTTGTGATCTCTCGCACAATCTCAGGATTTGACTGCTTGGTGTAAAACTTCTTGCGGCAATTCGGATTTCGGCAGACGACATAGCGATAGGTCAGCGTCCGTAGAGACTGCGTACCGTTCACGAACATCGCACATCCGCAATAGGGACAGACATCGGCTGGCAGTCCCTTCATCGAGTTGTCGGAATGTCCGTTGTTGCTGCTCATGCTATCTCAGTGAATGCCGCGACTGTTTTACTTGTTCGCTCAACTTCCCGTCGTAAAATGGACGGCGGAGTTTGCCATTAACTGATAATCCCCGTGACATAGCTATCGTGTGGATGCCAGTTGCTTGACGAGAGTCCACTGCACAACGGCCTACCAAAAATCGCCTCTGCTTCTTCGATATTCGCGATATCCTTGGCCTGAACTATCGCCCTCTCTGCATCACGGATGCTGTTTTTCCATATTGCCGCCACTCCGTCAGGAAATCGAATCGCGATACTTCCCAGAAATGCGGGATGCGTTTTTGTCCAAATTACATTTGGAAGCGTGGGATTTAACTCCCCAACAGTGCCCACAACTGGAATTGCAGCCAACCACCCAAGCACATCGCGTCGAGTAATCATCGCTTCTCCTATCCTGCTGGTCGCCAGCCACGTCTGGCTAGTTCTTGGGCGGTCGGACGATTGGAGGTGAGTGTCGACGAACCGATGGTAGTTCCCCTTGGCACCCTATCGGCAGCTGTTGTCCTCGCTGTTTTAGCCACTGGGAGGCGGACACCACGCATGTTCGCCGCCACGCATCCGTAATAGCTGGCATCCAGAAAATGGTTCTCACCCCTTGCCCGCCACTTGCGCACCAGCACACCTTTAATCACTTCTTCAACTTCGGCCTCGGAGCAAATCTGTTCGGCGTAGGCTTTATGTGACACTTGGTCGCCGCTCATCTTCTCATTGCCTGCCTCACCAGGCTCACCAAATAGGTGCATACACCCTGAACTGTCGGTAGCGGTTAGCCATCGATCGTGCTCCCAGGACTTCCATTTGTCGGCGGAGCACTCGACCAGTCGCACCGCACCACTCGACCTGACCATTTTCCAATCTTCGCCATACGCGATAACTCCGACCGTCTTCTTATTGACAGGCGTAAATGAAATACCGCAGCACCCAGCCGACTTGCCAAAACCCATGATGGGGAATACGTCGTTGCCAGCCGCCGCACAGGCTGCGTAAATCGCGTGCGTGCGGTAGCCAGCATCAATCAGGGTGATTGGGTCGAGAATCTGAAGTCCGTCTTGGGTGCGATAGTTGGCTTCCCGAAAGTCGTCAACCCGTCGCAGAATCGCCTTGTGCAGAGCCGTGTCCAGCCCTTCCGTTTCCTTGGCACCAAACTTCGGACCTGGAACCTGCTGTACCCCGTAGTCAATGGTGAACCCTGTTCCGTCTGGCTTCCAGGCTCGAACGACCCAGTGTAATAGCCATTTGCCGACATCTACGGTGTGCGTGAGAACAGTGCATCCATCAGGGATGACTCCGCGAGGCAGTCCGCTCACTTGCCGTTGAATCATCGAGGCATTGACACCCACGCCAGGCAATTCGTTTTCATCGGGCGGATCGTTCTGGTACTCAGTCAGAACCGCGTTCGGTCCCTTCGTAACGATTTCGTGGTAGTAGAACTCAAGTGCCGACACCTCACTTGGTGTGAACCTGTTAGGATTCGCCACGATTGCGCCTGCGTCCATCTCGGCACGGTTCGCCAGATAGAACGCATGGGCTTCGTTCGTGTAGCTCGGTGGCGTCTGGACGGCGTTGAGGTAATCCTGGTGTTTCAGTCGCAGGAATTCCTCCCACATGTCCTCGCGGTCTGGCGGAGTCATCAGGAACTTGAACCGACGACCCTTGAAGGACGGACATCTGGCAGGGTCGGTTAGCCAATAAGACACGCTAATGCGACTCTGGGTCGTTGTTAGTGCCACCCTGGCACATCGCCGCGTCTGACTGCCGAGCATGCCGATAGACTTCTGAATCCGGTCCATAAGCTTCTTGGCCTGCTCGACACTGCGGGACGTTTCTTCGGTATCTGGGTCGTCAATACAAGCGAGATCCACACGCCGGCCACGACGCTTGAGTCCGCGAACAGCAGAATCCAGCCCTCTGGTGGCGATAACTGCCTCTAAACTGGGAGAGCCAGGGACGCGGGGAAACACCAGTTCCGTGCCACTCCAACTGAAGTGTGTTTCAGCAGCCTCGAATGGCTCGCCGTTGTCGTGCCGAAAGCCGCTGGAGATCTGGTAATGGGCACGATTAGGGGTGTTTTCAAGTGCCCGGACAGGGACACACACTTCGGGGTAATCCAATAGCAGTCGGTCGTTCGTTTCGAGCTGCTCTTTGATGGAATCGAGGGAAGCTTCCGCCAGTGTTCCAGTGGCTGCGAACAGAACCGAGAATGACACCAGCCCTTGGAGCGTGTATTTAATGTCGAGCCGCTCGAAAATGGTCGTCTTGCCCTCGCCGCGGGGGGCTGCAATCGCCTGGTCACCGCCCTCTGTGATTGCCCGCCGAAACGCTGCAATCATTTCCTGCTGCTGGGGCACGAAAGCGTAGTCAAACGGGTCTTTCGGGCACGCTTCAGCGTCGAAATAGTATCGCAACCACTCTTCGTCGTCTGATTCGAGCAGGGCACGACGTTCCCTGTCAGCACAAGGAGGAATAACAACCAGCTTGACAGCCCTGCGTTTATCTCGCTTCCTCTCAGCGTCTCTTTCGCGTTTGGTTGTAATTCCTGAAGCGATCTCAGCAGCGTCAAGTAACCTTCGCAGGTCTTTCGCTTTCTTTTGGAGTTCTGTAGTTAGCGTGCCGGTGCTCATGTGGCTTCCAAGACAGCGGATTTGCCTGTCAGTTTCTCCCAACGCTGGACAGCGACGTCGACGTAGCGTGGCTCAAGTTCCATCGCGAAGCAGCGGCGGGAGAGTTGTTCGGCAGCGATGAGCTGACTGCCGGAACCAGAGAATGGTTCGTAGCAGACTTCACGCTCACGAGTGTGGTTGTTTATCGGTCGAGCAAACAACTCAACAGGTTTCTGAGTGGGGTGAACCCTGTCTTGCTGACCCTCGCCACACTTCCACACCGAGGTCTGCGACTTATCGGCACGCCAGAGACATGGCTTGCCGCGAATCCAGCCATAGAAGCATAGTTCGTGCTGCCAGTGATACATTCCGCTCCGCGTGAGAACCATGTGTGGCTTGATCCACACAATCTGGCGATGAATCAAAATGTCCGCCGCCGCCGCCGCAAAGAACGTGCCCTGCGTCAACATTGGATGCCAGAAATAAAACGCTGGATTCGCGACCATGTGAGGGATGGCGGCTTTAATCATCCGCTCAAGGAACTCCTGTAGTTCTGGACCACATGTCAAATCGTCGTTGGCAATGTCTCCGCCTCGTGCCTGGATGTCCTTAAAACCTGAACGTGGTATTCCGTTTTTGAGTGCCGCGTAGTCAATTCCATATGGAGCGTCGGTGTTCATCAGTACCGCCGTCTCCTCTCCCATTAGCCTCGCCACATCCTCCGCCTTCGTCGAATCCCCGCAGAGCAATCGGTGCTCACCCAGCAGCCACAAATCCCCAGGCTTGGTGATCGGGTTGACAGGTGGCTCAGGAACCTCGTCCTCGATGACTTCACCATTTCGCGACCACTCACAGCCAGCATCCTTGGCGAGTGCCTGCAGCATGGCCGCCAAGTCCTCACTGCCCGTCTGAATCTCGTGGAGCAGTCCGTCGAGCTTGTCCTTGTCCGCACCAGCCATCGCGGCGATGGGGTCGAACACCGCCAGCATCTTGTCGGCTTCAGCGTCCGTCAGATCGGTGACAACGCAAGGGATTTCCGCCTCGCCTGCCTCATCCTGCCGCATATGCCAGTCGATAAGCGTCAACGCACCGCCATTGCGTTCGCTGGCATAAGCCAGTTCGGCACCAGCGAAACCCACCTCTCCCAGAATCGCACGGAATGCCCGCCGCTGCTTCTCAGGGTGGGTTCTCCAGTTACGCCCGTTGGGCTTCAGATCGCACGCCCTAATGCGTCGTAGCTCGATTACGCGGTCACGGAAGGTCATAGGCATCGGACGGACGGACTATAGGTAGTTTGCGCGACGTGCGGGAAAT